TTTGAAATATAGATATTTAAAAGAAGAAGAGGAGGGGAGTGACACAGTTACTCCTCCAAAAGTAGACCCAAAGAAAGAAAAAATGGTAAGAATAGTTTTGTATCTTGGATTGTGGGCGGTCCCAATTCCTTTTTTTAATGATGTAATAAATTATTTAATTAAAAAATATGATTTCTCATGTGCATCTAAATGTGTTGCAAAGAAAACAATATCAAAAGAACTTTGTTATAAACAATGTTCATATCTAGCAGCAAAATATGCTGTCAGTATTTTAAATAAACAACTGACTAAGTGTGCTAAAGCTAAAGACCCTATAAAATGTAAAAATAGAATTTTCTCTTTGCTTCAAGATTGGAAACAACGGGAAGTAGAAAGAAAGATTAAGTTAGATTCTGCTTTAAGAATTGATCTCAAAAAGAGAGAACTTCTTGCAAGAAAAGCAAAATAAGGAAAATATATAAATGGCAATACAAAACTATCAACGCATATATGAGTATATTCATGAATATCAAAATCTTGTATATGATTATTATAGTAAACATGTTGTTGCATTTCTAACAACATATTATAATTTAAATGTATGTGATACGATATGGGAAGATGAAGATATAATGGGTGGTGCATATGAACCAGTTGGTGATTTATCAGGAATAAAGAGGAATAAAATATTAACGCTTCCTTTATTTTATTCTGAAGAATATACAACTGCGTTTGATGCACAAGAGACAGGTTACAATAAAGAAAATGAAACAACATTTGTAATGCCAAGTACATACAACTTTAAACCTTACCCAAATGATATTATAAAATTAGAGCAAGAATTTTTAAGTCCAACAAAAGATACATTCCCTTTGTTTGTAGTAACAGGGGTTGACATACATCCAAATACTGAAAGAAGATTTTGGAAAATAAGATGTAAAACATTTCAAAGTAGAGAATTAGAAAGTGTAGAAGCTCAGGTTGTTAACACATATTCATTTGTTGAATATGATAAAAAAATACACACATTAGAGGATTCACAATTTATAGCTAGATTATTATATAAACATTCTTTGTTAAAGCAATGTTTGAATAATCTATATGATAGTAGATGTGGGTATTACTTTACACCAAGACAACCAGCTCAATGTTAGGAGATAATTAATGGCTGACACTCCACTATCAAGTCAGATTTATCTATCACGGGATAGTATTCGTGAACAGATAGCAGCAGAAGTAAAAAATTATATGGAACTCAACAATGTGGATCTTACGAAATCTTCATTCTTGAGTTTTATGATTGATACTGTTTCAACTCTTACAGGAAATTTATTGTTCTATCAGTTATCAACATATAGAGAATTCTTCCTTACTAAAGCACAACTACCTGATTCTATTTTAAATTTATCATCCTTTCTTGGTTATAATACAAGAGAAGCAACTCCTGCGAGAGTTAATGTTCTAATGACAGTTCCTTTCGGGTTTGATGACCCATCTACTCAATTTGTAATACCAGAAGGATTTGTTTTTAAAGCTGACAATATAGAATTCAGAACTTATTACACAACAACAATAACAGTTACTAATAATTCAACAGTGTTAATCCAAGTTGCAGAAGATAATAAAAGATACAATCTTCCATATTCAATATCTGATGGGGCATTTAATTTTGTTTTACCTCTTACTCAGGTAAAAGAAGTTGTTCAAGAATTCCAAATTGATAGCGATACACAAGAATTCCAATTTGTTACTCTTGATGTTCCTATTACTGGTGAAGTTGCTGCACTTCAAGTTGAAATACAATCTCCGGGAAGTGCTGGTTATACATTATGGACAGAATATAATAGTTTGTTTCTTATGGGGTCAACTGACAACGGATATGTTTCAAGAAGAACAGATTCAGGCAGACGTTTAACTTTTGGGAATAATTTAATTGGTGTTCAACCAGAACCAGGATCTAATGTTTTAGTTACAGCATTGACAACAGAGGGAGAAGATGGAAATGTTATTGCAGGGTCAGTGAGAACTGGAGAACGAATTTATGTTTCAACTCTTGCTGGAATAAATCAAGTTGTTTCTTATGATGTTATTAATACATCGCCAGCGTTTGGTGGTATAGATGAAGAATCACTTGAAGATATTCGAAAGAATTCTATTGCTTCTATATCATCACTAAATAGATTGGTTACTGAAAATGATTATCAAAATATTAATGTTGTTGTTCCAGAATCTCCTCTGGCTCAAAATTCATTACCTGTTTTAAAGAGATCTGATTTACAAGTAAATGAAATTGAATTGTTCAGTGGTATTATTTTTGGGTCTGAAACAGAGGAAGTTGATAATTTAGCACCAACAAGAAATGCAGTATTAGAGATTCCTTATGGTCAAATAAATATTCCAAGAGATACAGAGATTCAAGTTGGTAGTGATACATATTATACTATGTTTGAAATCTCTATTGATACACTGAATAGAGTTGGACAATATGAGTATTTAATTTATGAAGTAGAAATATTACCAGCTCTTGAAACAAGTTTTGGATCAACATATGATTTATATTGTGATAATTTAGAAATCATTAGAGATGGTAATAATGGTATATTCAAACTACATTACAAATCTTCAGAACCTGATGCATACTTGGCAACATGTGAAATGCAAATTGCATCAAGTGGTTCTATTAAAACAATGACAAATGATTCAACTGGTGGATATTTTATTTATACCTTTAATCCTTATACTAATATTCCGTTGGGGAATCAAAAATATACGTTTACTATAAAAGACCCATCTTCAAATGATATTGGACAATATGCAAACGAAGTTACTTTTAGATCAGATTTAAGTACTTTTATGAGGTCTAATATTCAAACAGATGGAACAACAATAACTGTCTTTGATATTCCTGTTGTAGAAAAGACATATTATGATGCATTAAACAAAAGAGATTTTGAATTAGAGGTTCTTCAGACATTGGTTACTTCAATGGATCTAACTGATAGTAAAATGTTAACTGACTTTACAAATATAAAATTTACAAATACTTACGGTTTACTTGAAAACATGAAATTAAACCAACCAACTATTTCTTCAGTTGTGGATATTGTTGACACGTTACCTACTTCATGTTCTTTAGATGATCGATTTATATATTCACCTTGTTCTGGTAATGACATAAATCAGGATAATATTATAAAATGTACTGATGCAACTGCACTTATTTTTATATATGAAAAGCCTGTTTCCGATTCAATAACATATGTTACTAATAAGGGAGAAAATTATATTTACTCTGATCGTGGTTGGATTCCATTACCATCATACACTATACCTTTACAGATAGAAATTGAAGTGTTTAGATCTCAAACTTTTAGTGGAACAGTTGTTGCTCTAATAGATACAGTACGCGATACTTTATATGAGGCATTTAAGGATAGGTTCGGCGCAAATACAACGATTTATAGATCAGAAATTATAGATGTAATTCAAGGAATAGAGGGTGTTAGTCATTGTAGATTAAGAAAACCAGAAACAAGTATATTCTTCAATTTTTCTTTACTTGATTTGACACAAGACCAATTATTGAGATATGGGCCTGAATATATTTTCTTTAAAGAAGAAAATGTTTCAGTTAGGATAATATAATAATATGAAAGAACTTTTACAGAAAGCAAAGATAAATGATGCACAATTAAAATCTTTAATTGTAAGAACTGCTGCTAAGAATCTTAATTCTTTATCACAACCATGTTTTTTCCCTGAATTAAAAAAGAATCTATATGAACTATTAAGGGTTTCTGGTTTAGAAGAAAAAGATATTAGAGATTATGCAAGGAGTAAATGGAAAGGAAGAAAAGAAGCTAAGTTTAGTGTTGTGGCTGATGCAGCTTCAAACTTTTATATTGTTCTTTTACAATATTTTCTTCAAAAGAAAGACCAAGTTGCTTATCAACATATGATGGTTTTGTATATGTTGCGTCAATATGCTAATTTAATGTATAAACATTTTAAGTATTGTAATCCTGATGTATTTCAATATGCATTAGAAACATTAACAAAAACACATTTGTTTGCAAGGGAAAAGACAATCTCAAATGCAATTTATTTTATGTCAAAAGAAATGATTAGAAGATGGACTAATGATTTAAAACAAGACGATCTTGATAAAATAGGTAAGTTTATGCAGGAGAGTCGTCATAGAATTTCTCAAAGTGTTAAAAGTTTTGCACAAACTTATTATATGGTATCAGAGAAAGGTTTGGGTCTAAAAACAGAAGAACTACCAACAGATAATGAAGATGATGAAAACTCATACCAAGAAAAATCAGCGGAAAAAGGTAGCAGAGTAATAGAGGATATTGTATCCAAAATAGCAATTTATAGATACAAGGATGTTACATCTCAAGAGAAAGCTAGAACTTTATCTAAGATTAACTCTTCTTTGGCAACTCAAATTGTTAATCAATTAAACAACCCCAAACATTCTGATATTCTTAGACTTATATTCAAAAAATATATTGAAGAATTATCCAATATGAAGCAATTATGCGGAAAAGAATATGAAAAATATGTTAGACAATTAATGTCTCTAAAACGTACAAAAATGAAAATATATTTTAAACAACAAGTGAATATTTTACTCTTACAACTATTGAAAGATTTCGACTATTCTGAAAAATACAATAGTCAAACTAGTCAAACACAAT